CCTCAGTCCAGAAACAATAACCTTGTTTAAACTGAACCTCTGGGAACTCACCATCTAACCATCCATCCCCTAGCATAAAATACTGGTCGAAAATTTCTTGTCCTAGGTTGGTAGACAGATATTGTTTTTCAGACTCGTATTTCATTCCCACTGGGAATGTCTGATGTATTACCCATGTGTTCTTATGATAGTTCTTCCAAGCAGGACATTTAGCATGTCGATACTTCTGATCATATCCTTTAAGAGCAGGTGTAGGTTCTTTGAAGTAATCTGGTGGAAAGAAGTCTTGCTCCATTGTCTCACCAAATGCTTCCTCACTACCTCCCATCACATAGTTATAATATATCCTCTTAGTTTTCATCTAACGCTTTTTCCAATTCATCATCCAGTTCCTTCTGTGCCCTAGCTTTAGCATCGATCTGTTCTTGAACATTCTTTGCTATCTTGGCCTTCTTGTTAACTTTCTTACGTTTTGACGGTGCGTTCTTTTTATTGCGCTTGATGACCTCCAAGGCATTACCAACAGTAATGATGTCAACAGCGTCTTCATCAGGTATTTCAACCGCAAAGCATTCCTCCAGAAACATTACTAACTCAACCATATCAAGTGAGTCCAGCATCAGGTCATCGCCCAACTTACTGTCCCACCCTATAGGATTGTCTAATTCATCTTCTCTCTCTCCAAGAGTTTCTCCAATAGCCAACTTCGCCACTTCAAGTAGCACATCATCAGTAATAGGTTTTGCTTCCCTTAGGATCCTTTTAATTTCAGCGAAAGTTGTCGCGTGTGACATAATTAATAAACATACTGTACTTCATCTGTCTGGCACGATGATCTAACAACGTCCAAAACTCTCTCGAACTCATCTGCTGTTTCACAATTTACTTCCTTGACCTCAGCAGTGTCACTGAGAAGGGTAAATTTACGAGCAGGTACGTTCACCACACATTTTGCTAGGTACTGTGATTGTGCCATAGGTCTTCAGTCGTGTCTTCTTTAATATAGGGCAAAGGATAGGAATTTGGGGTACGCATTGTGCCAGAATGTTGACTGGCATATTTTACGATATCCAAGGCATAGCCTTTGATGTCCATTAAAGCACTGCGAGTTGTCTCATAGCACTTAAAGGCTTCACCCTCTTTCGAGAGATCAATTTCCTTAACCTTCTTCTCAACATATGTAGCAAGTTCGTCATCGATGAAATCTACGAGAACCTTGGCCTGTTCAGAAGTGATTGTCATACCATACATGGTAGTTTCTTAAGTATAGGACATTCAAGTCAGAATGTCAATTAAGATAGATACCGTTATTACAATCGATTTTGAATTCGTCCCCAGATGCAGACATGTACCCCTTGCCACTAGCTGACATGGTGAAGTTGTTTGTGTTTATTAGTACATCTGTGCTGCCTGTATTCAGTTCCCAACCTGTATTTGCTGCTTTGGAAACGTTCATACCAGAAGGTGCACCACCTTCTATGCAATCAATATCGTTGCCATGGGCAATGGTTTTCATCTTGCCCTGGACTTCTGTAAATAAGTTTCTACCTACGTTGTTGTATTCACAACCTTTGACATTAAATCGAAGATCCCCTGCACTTTCAATAGCAAAGGTACCTCCCTCTTTATCCATGCTAACCACACGGTTGCCATGTATCTCCTCTTTGAGCTCACCACCAGCAAGCATGTTTAGATTATAAAAAGTGGCGGTTTTATTAATGGTATTCGCTTTTATGCGAAGCTCATTGTCTGAGAGGATACCGATGTTAGTTGCTGAGTCAACGGATATTGCTCCCTTGACCTTCAGTTCGTAATCACCGTCAACCTGATCATAACGATTACCCTCAACCTCTGTGTGTAGGTCTCCCTCCACATTGAAGTGAGCATCTCCGATAACTTGAATGATTAATTTATCAGAGCGTTTGTCTTTTCCGACCTTTAAGGTCGTAGTAGCATCACTATTTAGGTGTATGTGCCTTTTGCTGATGATAAATGTATCATCATTCTCATCCATTTCTATGATACTACCTGATTTACCGTGGAGTAGACGTATTCTCTCTCCATCCTCAGTATTATCCATTTCAAGTACATGACCAGCTGATGTGGTAATGACCCAGTTCTTTGGATACTTAGTTATATGTTGTGGATTATTGTTAGGAGTAACGCTTCCACCTGAGAATAATTCTTGTGTCATTTGATCTCTGGATGACCTACGCAGTCGATGTATGTGTTAGTTTCATATATCTCATTAAACTTGCTAGGTCCAACGTAATTATATGTAGGAACAACCTTTGCTCCTGAACCTGATGAGTCAACAACCTTAGGTGTAACAAATCCTACAGTTCTCGTGGTTATAACTGGTTTTAATAGTCTACCCTTAGTATCTACAGGGACATAACCAACCTCTTCTTTACCCACTTTAATCTTAGGTTCACCATCCTTACCATAGTCTCTACCTACATTAATAACCTCAAGTGTATCTAATACAGGTAATAGATCTGAGCACTCAGCCCATATTGCTACAGCAGTAGCAGGTATAGCAAGATCAAAGAACTTTTTAATTGGGTTAAGAGTAAACTTAAATGCACCACCTAAGGTCTGTAATCCTACACCCTCTGGTATAATATCTGTCTTCTCTAAGGTAGAGATAGCAACATATCCACTATTCTGATAATTATACTCGATAACCATCATCCTAGCATTGTTCTCATCACCCCATTCTGGCTGGAAGAATAATAGATCACCCTCGTCAGCATACTCTTGTAACTCAACATTAGGTATAAGGTATACAACCTGTTCTTTAGGACAGTATGTGTTGTCTGGGTCTAACCCGTAACCAACACCCGTCTTATTCACAACAACCTTTTCTATTTGACCATTGTTAACAACGGGTTTCAATAATGCACCCGTTCCCTCTGGTTCATTACATGTGAACATGGCTCTAACCTTGGCTGTAACACCAATACCAGAACCCTTATTTCTCATAAACACACCAACCATTGATCCAATATCATCAATGATAGGTAATGCCTTAATGATAGATGTAGACTGAGCATTATCCCATATAAGTTCAGGGAAACATGGTTTCTTATTACGATTAGCTGGACTACAGTTAACAGTCTCGTAATTAATATTACCATCTGAATCACGTATAGGGAATACACTATCCCATTTCTCAACTAAACTCTTACCCTTCTCAAATGATTTAGAACTGATTCCTGTTCCAGGAGCACCAATATCAGCAAACTCACCAGTTACAGTATTAAAGGCTTTCTTAACAAACTTGCCACCAATAAGTTTCTTGGCTGTTGTAAATCCACGAGAGTTTGGTATACCACTACCAACTATTTGTGCTCCTGCCTTCGCTAGTACTGCTTTTGCTGCACCACCATATTGTGATTGGGCTTTCTTACTCTTATCATACTCACTCTCTTGAGGACCAGCAGATGTAGAGAATGTAGATAGTCCTAAAGCACAAGATAGGTCACCTTCACATACTAGGTCAACAAGATCAAGAATCTTACTCATAAGACCTTGAATCATATCAGCAGCACCAGTGATAGCAGAAAGTGCACCGTCTAGAATACCTAAAGCAGTCTCCAAACCATCAAGAATTTTTTTCATAAGACCGCCAAACAACTCTCCAAATAGATCCTGGATAAAGCAAAGAGCAGAATCTAGTACTTGCGAGAGTAAATCAGAAAGGAGACCTTTAATAACATCAAGTAACTCATTGAATATCTGTTTGAAGAGACAGTTAATTAGATCAGATATGTTTTTGAGTTGCTTCTTAGCAGGACCTAATAGATCTGGATCAGGTATCTTAATATCATTAATAACACCCTGAATATAATCATTCGCCTCCTTCATCACAGTGCCTTTAATATTACCCAAGACACTACCCATAAAACCATGTATCCTTTCTGATACTGCATCTATCTCATCCCGCATATCTACAATATCACCCGTGATCTTATCAACAAACTCACCTATATCATTCTTCTCTACACCTCTAGCAAACTTTAATAGTTCACCAATGGCACCCTTCATCTTTACATCAGTAGGAGTACCACACTTACCATTACCTACATGTACAGTATAATTCTTCCTCTTGTCAGCCTGAACCATAGCTGTGGTTTGACCAGAAGCCTTAC